ATCTCATGGGCCGCGGTGGCCCAAATGCTGTCGTTGCCGGCAGTCACCGGATTCAACCGAATCCGGTGCAGATTTTCTATCTTATCGAGTTAATTTGGCGTCCCCAAGGGGAGTCGAACCCCTGTCGCCGCCGTGAAAGGGGGTTTCGGCAGTCTACCAGTGTCTTTTCGCGTCTTCCTAACCCAATGTTTTCTTTTATCTAATGCCCTATCCTGTCTATAATTGTCCTTAGCTGTTTCACCCTGTTTTTTACCTAAATTTACCTAAGACAGTGTCGCCGCCGTGCTAGTATGAGCGGCCAATTGGAGAATACAGATGGCCAGAATTGCCCGCGATACGAGGATTGAAACGAGGGATGCGCGCAGCCGATTGAGCGTGCGTCATGAGCCCTACTGGCGGACGATCCATTCAGGCCTGGCCATTGGATACAGGAAGGGCCGGCGCGGTGGCGTGTGGATGGTTCGAAAGCTGCAGGGCAAGAAATATGTGAAGTCAACGTTAGGGACAGCTGACGACTACGCGGACGCAAACGGCGCAGAGGTCCTTGACTATAAGCAGGCCACAAAACGCGCGCATGCGTTCGGTGACATCGAGGCCGGCGAAAAGTCGCTCGGCGCTGATCCTACTGTCGCTGATATCATGCAGGACTATCTGGATAAGCATCGCGCGCGCGGCAAAGGCTACAAGGACATGGAGAACGTCATCGCGGCGCATATAAACCCAGCGTTCGAGAACCAGCGTGTTTCTACACTCACAACATCCGCAATCCGCCGATGGCACGAAAGCCTCGCCACCACCGCACGCCGTAATCGCGGCAAGCTCATGCCGCACGATCCTGCAGATCCCGAGCAGCTCCGGCGCCGGAAGGCCACTGCAAATCGTGTGCTGACTGTACTAAAGGCGGGTTTGAATCATGCCTACCACGAAGGGCATGCGGTGAATATCGAAGCCTGGCGGCGTGTGAAACCATTCAAGGGCGTGGATGTTCCGAAGGTTCGCTATCTGTCTGAGGCGGAGGCCAAACGATTAAAAAATGCTTGCGATCCGGAATTTCGACCGCTCGTCTATGCTGCCCTACTGACCGGCGCGCGGTATGGAGAACTCATTCGCCTCAGAGTTTCGGATTACCATCGCCAGTCCGGCACCGTGCTGATCGCTGAAAGTAAGAGCGGAAAGGCGCGGCATGTACCATTAACGGAAGAAGGGGGCGACTTGTTCGATGTTGCCGCCACTGGCAAGGTCGGCAGCGATTATCTTTTTGCCCGCGACGGCGGAGAGCCCTGGGGGCGTGCTCATCAAACTCGGCGCATCCGTGCCGCCTGCGCAGTCGCGAAGATCTCGCCGGTCGTGAGCTTCCACGAGCTGCGGCATACGTATGCTTCAATGCTCGCGATGCGCGGCGTGCCGCTGCAGGTAATCGCTACGGCACTGGGGCACTCAGACACCCGAATGACCATGCGGCACTACGCACACCTTTCAGGCGGCTACGTAGCTGATGCGATCAGGGCGAACGCACTACGGTTGGATTATCCGGAAACCTCAAGCGTAGTAAGTATGGAGGGGTAACAATGATATCCGATGCCGAATACAGGACGCTGCTTGATCGTTTAGCTAAAAACGAATTTGTCACCGAGGATTTCGTCGGGGTGGCTTCGCACCCCGCCCTTGCTCAAATAGCCGAAACTGCGCTGGACAGATTGAAAACTGGAAGCGTTCCCGTTCAATACCACGCTTGTACAGATTGCTTTTACGATTATTTCGTATGGGTTAATGCAGGTGGTATGGATAAAGACGCCGATAATCGGATCGCACGTGCTGCAACCGCATTAGCAGACGCTTTAGCTGACTCAGGGCGATCTAATTATTTCTCCATGCTCGATCCGCAAATATGGAGTCGCTCCCTCGGGTCTTATCGCTACTACCATGAGCGCATTGACGTCGACGTGCTCGGCCATGATGTGCACTTGCCGATTGAGACATATCTGCGCGAAATGGCCAGTAGCCTCATAGATTTCCATGAGTTTGTAGCTGAACAGCGTGGAGTCGTGGCAGGCGATTGGTTGTCAGCCGCGAGGGTCGGGAAAAGCCTGTCGCGGTTCGTTATACGTGCTGTCCGGATCGAGGTTGAGCAGATTGCAGAATTAGATGGCTCAGACGATGCCTTGCCTGATGATTGGCGGCCAAAGCCACGAATCGATGAAACAGATACGCGCACACCTTCGGGTTGGCATGTAATTACAGCACGATTATCGGAAATCCTGTTGGCGGAGCCAGTCTCAACCGACACGGTTAAAAACGCGCTTTATCACAATCCGGCGTTGCGGGGAGTCAACGCTAGCACTAAAAAGTAGCATTAACGCCAAATCCAACCCCTTAATGCATCTTTATGCAAGCTCGGTATGGCCGGTCGTATAGTTCCCATCAGAAACATCCTGTCACTTTTGGGGACAACAATGAACAGTCAAGCAATCCGCATACCTGAAGTGCCGACGCATTCTACGGCGCAGGTTTTTCCGATTCAGGAATGGTGCCGCCAAGCTTGCATATCCCGCTCATATCTTTATCGCCTCTGGAATGAAGGCCGTGGACCGCAACGCGTCGACGTTGGCCGTGGCAAGGTGCTCATAACCGAGTCACCGATCCAGTGGCTCACACGCCTCCAGGGCGTAGCCGCTGGCGGATCGGTGTGAGCATGGAGAGCGCGGCATCGCGTATTGACGACCACTGCTGAGGTTGCCGGTGAGCCGAGATTCCAAATCTAGCCAGCGCATCGATTTTGATGCGATTAACCGGGCGGCGCTTCAGAATCTGCCAACACTTCTTGGCCAGTGGCTTCCTGGTGGCAGGACCGATGGCGCCGAATGGAAGGCGCTGAATCCGACGCGCGCCGATTCACGCATCGGTTCATTCACGATAAATGCGGCGACTGGCGTTTGGCGGGACTTTGCCACGCAGGACGGCGGATCTGATCCTATATCGCTCTACGCCTACCTGTTCACGGGCAATGAAATGGGCAAGGCAGCACGCGAACTTGCGGCGGAATGCGGCATTGATCTCAAGGCGGAATCATCTGCGGGCGCGGCGCCAGCTGCCCAAAGGGAGAAAACCGCCGCGCGCCGGCCGACCGCATCCAGAACCCCCTGGACACCGCTTCCCCTTGTACCCGAAGACGCACCTCCACCACCCAAAGCGCACCCGAAACGCGGCCGCCCTGAAACCGTCCACACCTACCGATCGGCCGGCGGTGCGGTGCTCGGGTACGTGTGCCGCTTCTGCACATCCGGAGGCGGGAAAGAGACGCTACCACTAGTGTTCGCGCGCAACTCGGAAACGGGGGGAATGGCGTGGCGGTGGATGGCCTTCGCCGCACCTCGCCCCTTGCAGGGTCTGAATGACCTCGCCGAGAAACTCGCTGCCCCGGTTTTATTCGTGGAAGGCGAAAAGTGTGTTGATACCGCTGCGTCGGAGTTGCCTGATTTCGTACTAATGACTCTTCCTGGTGGCTGCAAAGCCGACGGTAAAGTCAACTACACTCCACTCGCCGGCCGGCGCGTCATTCTGTGGCCCGATGCCGACGCCAAGCGCGAGTCGCTTACGGCCGCCGAGAAACGGCAGGACCTCGACCCAAACAATAAACCCCTGCTCGCATCCGAAAAGCAGCCGGGCGCGGCGCTGATGCACCGCATCGCTCGCCGCCTGCTCGATCTTGGTTGTGACGTATCAATGATGGATATCGGCACGCCTGGCGAGAAACCAGACGGTTGGGATGTTGCCGATGAAATTGCCGCCGGCCGGCAGGGTGCGGCGCTGAGTCAATACATCCAGGAGCGCGCCCGTCCTTACAAGGCGAATGTTTCCCCGCATGATGACACTCCCGCCGCTGACGCTGATAACCAGCCGCCCTGGTTACGCGGTCTGATTCGCACCTCTCGTGGCAGGCCGGAAGACTGTAGGGAAAACGTCTACCTGATTCTTTCGCGCCATCCCGATTGGTTCGGGGTTATTGGGCACAACGAATTTTCCGCGCGAACCGAAAAACGCAAGCCACCACCGACAGGCGGCGATCGCGGCGAGTTGACCAGCGAAGATGTGCGCAACATTGGGCTTTGGCTTGCGCAGCGCTGTGACCTACTAATAAAGGCTGAGGGTACGCTTAGCAGCGGTATCGAGATGGTCGCCGCGAAAAACCGGTTTCACGAAGTGAGAGAGTTTCTTGAGTCGCTGCCGCCCTGGGATGGCGTTGACCGGTGCGACTACTTTTTGACCGATTGCCTGCGATGTGACGATGCCACATACACGCGATTGGTTTCGCGCTATTTCTTGATTGGCATGGTGGCGCGTGTTTTATCCCCCGGCTGTCGCATGCAGTACATGCTCATCCTCGAAGGGCCGCAAGGCGTTGGGAAGTCTACCGCACTGCGGATACTCGCCGACCCCTGGTTCGCAGATACGCCATTCAAGATCGGCGACAAAGATGCGTACCAGGTGATCACAAATGCTTGGCTGTATGAAATGGCCGAAATGGACTCCCTGAACCGGTCAGAAACAACGGCCGTGAAAGCTTTCGTCAGCAGCGAAATTGACAGATTCCGCGAACCTTATGAGCGACGACCGATTGACCGGCCGCGTCAAGTTGTATTCGCCGGCACCACCAACAGCGGTGAGTACTTCAAAGACACAACTGGTAACCGCCGATTTTGGCCTGTGCGCGTGGGTCGGAACTTGGATTTAAAGCGGTTGGCCGAATGGCGGCCGCAGCTGTTTGCGGAGTCGTTGTACCGGTTCCGGCAGGGCGAGCGATGGCACCCGACGCGTGAGGAAGATCGCGAGTTCTTCCAGCCTGTGCAGGAACAGCGCGAGATCGTGGACCCCTGGCTATACCCGCTCGAGGCATGGCTGGATGATCCACTGCAAAGGGCGGTAAACGCCTTTACGAGCTACGAGCTTCTTGTTGGCGCACTCAATGTGTCGACGGAGAAAGTGGACGGCAATCGAAGTATGGCGACACGGGTCGGCAACCTCATGGCGAAGATCGGCTGGCGCAAAGCGCGCCGGTCGACCGGGCGGCGCGACTGGATCTATCTCCGGCCGGCGCAAGCCCAACTCAGCGCGCAAAGCGAAACTGGTGGGGAGGAATGTGATGGATGAGATCCATTCTTCGCCGCTGGCACGAAGCGCCGTCCAACCTTGCAATGCCTGCGAGGTTGGACGTGAAGGTTGGACGGCGCAACATGCTGTTTTAGAAGGCTCCGTCCAACCGTCCAACCTCGTCCAACCTCTTTCCTCGCATACGTATGCGCGCCCGCGCGCGTATGTTTTCCTCCATCGATATCTTTGTTTCAAATGTTCAAATGCTTTGGACGAGGTTGGACGGTTGGACAACTTCAATCACATCAAGGGTTTTCTCCGTCCAACCTCGCCGTCCAACCTTGAAGTGGTAAAACAGGTTGGACGGGATAACAAGCGCCGACAGGAAGCTCTCAGGACGTTTCAGTTATGGGGAATGTTCACAAGTGAAATACCGAAACGGAGATTGATCTGATGACCATCGCTCGAGTAATCCCGCTCACCGGGAAATATGCCACCGATGCGCATCGCTTCGTGATCGTTGATGACGCGGACTTCGAGAGGTTCAGCGACTTGACGTGGAAAGCGTGGCGCAACCCGAGTAGCAGCAGGATCTACGCAGTCCGCAACATCAAGCGCGACGGGAAGTTGATCACGCTGAGGCTCAACCGGGAGATCCTGGGCCTGGGCGCCGGGGATACGTTGGACGCTGGATTCGCGAACGGCGACACGCTCGATTGCCGCCGGGCAAACCTCCGTGCCGTCTCGCGCTCCGAGCTGGTAGGTGGCGCGAAGATCGTGAAGCAGAACACCCAGTGCAGCTACTGCCGGACAATCTTCGCGTACCTCGCGCCGGGCTATGTTGATCGCTGCTACTGCAGCACGGACTGCAAAGACAAGGCGGAGCGGCGCCGGCGGCACAAGGGCGACAAGGCAGTGCTGAAGATCCCGTGCGGTTGGTGCGGCGCGCTGTTCATCAAGCGTCGGAGCTGGAGCCAGTACTGTTCGAGCAACTGTCGGCACGCAGCGAAGAACGCCAAGCGCAGAGAGGCGCAGAGGGCCTGATGTGCTTGGGTCCCTTCACGATATTTTTGTATACGGGAATACGTAGCGCCGAGAACGCCTAGCCAAAACAATGACTTACCGGGGTTATATGGTCAATTTAACGGAAAAGATGACACAAGAGGAGTTCGGCAGGCTTGTCGGTATCTCCCAGAGTGCCATCAGCGACTTACACAAACGCGGCATTTTGACGGCTGGCATCGCTGCTGGTGAGTGGCTGCTGCAGTACTGCGCGCATCTGCGCGAGGTTGCTGCTGGGCGGCTGGCGTCAGGTGATCTGGATCTTGCAGGGGAACGTGCGCGGTTGGCGCGCGAGCAAGCCGACAAGCTCGCGATGCAGAATGCGATCACCCGCGCCGAGCTGGCGCCAGCGCATCTCCTGGAGGAGGTGCTCGGTAAAGCTGGCGCGCGCGTCGCGGGTATCCTTGAGGCGATCCCCGGCCAGCTGCGCCGGCGCAATGCTGGGTTATCCGCCGACGATCTGCAGCATGTTGCACGCGAGATCGCCAAGGCACGCAATGTCGCGGCGTCGGTGTCCCTGGCGGACCTGCTCGATGAACCCCAGCCAGAGGCAGGGACTGGCGACATATTGGATCTGGACGATTTGCAGACGTGTGCAAGCTCGGATAGCGAGGGATGAACGGCGGGCGATACCAGGCAATGACCGATGATGGCCGACGCCAGATGGCATCGCACGCGCAAGCTGCGCATGCGGCTATAGAAAAGCACCTGGCGCGGGGCTTGGCCGTTTTTGGTGTACCGGTCCCGCTGTCGCTTGCCGAGTGGGCTGAGCAGCACTTTTACCTTTCCGCCGAATCGAGTTATGTCGAACAGAGATGGCAGGCGTGGCCGTTCCAGCTCGCGATCATGGAATGCATCAGTAACGACGACATTCGCGAAGTCGATGTGATGAAATCCGCACGCGTCGGGTATACAAAAATCCTGCTCGCATCGATTGGCTATCATGCTGAGCACAAACGCCGCAACCAGGCGGTTTGGCAGCCGACCGACGATGACCGCGATGAATTTGTAAAAAGTGAATTGCAGAGCATGTTGCGCGACGTTTCTGTCATGCAGAGCGTATTCCCTGAGTACCTTTCTCGGGACGGCAAGAACACGCTGCTCATGAAAGAGTTTTTGGGCTCGATTCTTTATTTGCGCGGCGGCAAAGCGGCGAAAAATTATCGACGCCTCAGCATCGATGTTGCCATGCTGGATGAGATCGACGCCTTCGATAATGACGTCGAAAAAGAAGGTGATCCGGTAACGCTCGCGGCCAAGCGTATTGAAGGCGCGACCTTTCCAAAACTGATCGTCGGCAGCACGCCGAAGACAAAAGGATTTTCACTGATCGAGGCGCGGGCGCTGCAAGCCGAACATCGGTTCGTGTACCAGGTGCCCTGCCCGCACTGCGACGAATTCCACGCCATCAGCTGGGGCGGCAAAGACGAATCGCACGGCTTTAAATGGCACGAGGGAGATCCGGCAAGCGTGCGCCACCTGTGCCCGCACTGCGCCGGCCTCATCGCCCAGGGGGATTACCTGAAGATATGGGAGCTAGGTAAATACAAATCTGAAGATGGAACCACGCTCGATCATAAGGGCGTCTTCCGCAACGCGGCCGGGGATATCATTCCTGCGCCGCGTCACATTGCATTCGTTGAATTGTGGACGGCATACAGTCCTGCTGCCAGTTGGCCGGATCTCGTGCGCGAGTTCATGGCCGCATATGCGAAAGCGCAGCAGGGCGACATGTCGAAAATTAAAACGTTCTGGAATACGACATTGGCGCGCACCTGGGAGCATGACGTAGAGAGAACCGAACTCGATGAGGTCAAGGGACGCGCTGAACCGTTTGCACTTGGCGTCGTTCCACAAAACTGTCTTTTGCTACTGTGCGGCGTTGACACGCAGGACAATCGTCTGGAGGCCATGGTATGGGGGTACGGCCGAGGCTCGGAAATGTGGACGATACACCACCAGGTTATCTTCGGGAATCCGGCCGAAGAACAGGTTTGGAGTGACCTCGAGGCCTATTTGTTCGAGACGCGCTTTCAGCATGTCTCCGGGGCTGAGCTCAAGATCCATGCGACTGCCATTGATTCAGGCGGTCATCATTCGCACGCTGTGTATGAATTCGCGCGCGCACATCGGCAGCGGCGGGTGTTCGCTATTCGCGGGCGTGCAGGCCGAGAGAAGCACATCAAGGACGGCGCTGGCCAGGTGGATATCGATTGGCGCGGCCGGCGTGCAAAGCGCGGCGTACTGCTCTGGCACGTCGGCACTAATCACGCGAAAGACCTGCTGCACAGTCGGCTGCAGATCACGAAGCCTGGATATGGGTATGTGCATTTGTCCAACGAGCTCAGCGATGAGTGGTTCGCACAATTTGTCGGTGAGGCGCGGGCCACGCGGCAGACGGCTCAGGGGTCTCAAAGCCGCTGGACGGCAATGCGCAAGCGCGTAGAGATTCTGGATTGCACCGTGTATGCGCTCTGGCTGGAGTTTCATTTAGAGCTTGCCCGAAAGACCGAACGCTGGTGGACCATGCTCGAAGCCCAGGTGCAGCCGGTGACATCGGATCTATTCCAACCGCCGCCGAAACCGGCGCCGCCTGCATCACGTCGCTCGCCGGATAGATCTGGTCCTGGGCTTGGCGATGATTTTGGCAGCGACAGTTGGAATTTGTGACTGTGCCGGGCACCAATGATGAGATGGAAATGCTTTTCAGCCTGATTGTTTCCCAGTTGATCAGCGATGGCGTGTCGCAAGTCGACGCGACCACAGCAGCCGGGCACATTCTCCGCCAGCTGCAGGAGGTTTACGGCGGCAGTAAGTTACACGTTCCATCGCTACGGCACGTGACCGAGCAAAAGGTTTTGCAGGATCTGGCGGAGGGCAAACCGCCCAAGGACGTCGCCAGGCGCAATGGAGTCAGCCTGTCTGCAGTCTACCGCGCAATCCACCGGCAGCGGATCAGGAAACAAACAGATTCCGGGACGACTCAGAAAACCGCAGAGCGTCCACGCAAAGAGGCGACCGATGATCCAGGCTTTGGCACGCGGGAGTGGGCGCTTTGAACGGCAGCGATCCCATCGCTGAACTTGAGCGCACAGCACGCTATCTCGGCCAGCTGCGCGATCGTCGAGCCCGCGAATGGATGGAACGGTGCGTTGGCGCCCTGCTCGTCGGCGAAGATCCGCGGACGAGCCTTGGCATTCAGAAGGCGGACACTGAACGGTTGCGGCGTGCACAGCGCAATTACTGGTTGTGCCGGGCTTATGGATTGATGCCGGCTGGAAAGCGCCGCTCCCGCTGCGAGGCACTGGAGAAACATGCATCGCGCTTTGAAACCACAATCTGGCCGCGTTGGCGGGATGCTGATCAACCGCCGATTGATGTAGCGGAGTTGAATTTATGCCTGTTCCGCGCAAGGAAGATCGGACCAATTCCAGCATGGCGGCAACTTTTACGCATTTGTGTCATGAACGGGACTCCCGATGACACAAATTCTGTGGGAGAGTTTGATTGTGATGGGAACATTGGTTCCGCTTTGGAAAATGACAGCGAGGAATAATGAATGAGTGCTATGTTGAAAAAAGCTTTTGAGGCAATTCGCGGATACCGCGACTCTGTCGAAGCAGAAATCGACCGGTTAGAGGCTCGGCGCGAAGACCTGAAAAGAAATCGCGACCAGGTGCGCGCAGCGCCACGACCGCGCGAAGAAGCGATCGCCGACATCGAACGGGTGATTGATGTCCAGCGCGATGAATATGCACGCCGCCTCGAGGGGATGATCGGGAGGAAAGACGGATTTTATACTGCAGGGCATCCGTGGTGGTCGGCGGATCATCGTATCGCTTCGGGAATCACGCAGGTGTACGCGCCCAGTATCAACTTGATGACATTACCTCATGGAGAGGGGAATCGTAAGGCGCCCGAAAGCTTCGACCAGGTAGCGCACATGAGCATCGTCGGCCTGCTAGCCGATGCCATCAAACCCACAGTGCGCAGTATGGTCGAGGCAATGGAATGGCCGGCGGACACGATTTCCGCAGCCGAACGCACTCAAAAGATTGCTGCACTGGACAAGGAAATAGCGGACGTATCGGCCAAGCTCGCGGAGCTGCTGAAGGAGGCCGAGGATGCCGGTGTCCAGTTCTAGTCCCGCGCGCGCTCTTGACGCGGATGCAAAGCGCGCGCTCGAGCGGGACGGTCCGACAGCTGTGACCTGTGACCAGTGCGGCAACTCCGATTCCAAAACCTGGGATGCGAACAAACACGGCGGTTATTGCTCAGCTTGCAAGCCTCGATCGGAGGGCTTGCCGGTGACATTCCCATCCTTTGCCGATCTGTACAAGCTCGCACCTGTATCAGCGTTTCCGGTACTCGACTCGTCGCTGACCGGTATCGCGTACCACGAGGCAGGACATGCGGTGATGGCCCAGCTCTTTGGCATCGGCCAAGCCGGCGCCCAGGCGGCGCCTGGCAGTGGCAAGGTCTTTCTGAAGTCGCGATCAGCAACTGATGCAGAGCTGGAAGTCAGCGACGAGGAGCTCGTCATCGCGGCAATCAGAATCGCTGCGATGTATTTCGCAGGAGCAGCAGCGCAGATGCTTCAGCAAGGTATCGACGTCGATGGGGTTTTGATCAGCAGCTGCAGCGACTGGAAGTTTGCGGGACAGATTCTGGATGAAGGGGGCGTCGGTGGCAGTGCTACCGGCCGGCTCGCGTATTGTCAGCGTTTTGCGCGTGCCTTCTTGTGGCAACACTGGTGCGAAGTTACGGCGGTGGCGGAGGCGCTTGAGCAGCGCGGTACGCTGACCGCTGAGCAGGTTGCATCGCTGTGTGCCGGGCGACCTTTATCCTGTAACGCGTGATTGGGAGGATTTGAAAGATGAGCTGGCAAATTGATCTAGCGCTCAAAGGTGATCTGCAGAAGTTTATGGACGCCGAGGTACGGGCGGGCAAGGCAGCCGTTACCACGATAGTCAGGCGCAGGGTGACAAACTTAAAGAACGACATTCGACGGCAGATTAAGCGCGCAGGGCTGAGCGACCGACTGGGACTTTCCCTGCGCGGCGACACCTACCCTAAACGCGGGGCGAGCTTGAACGCAGCTGGGCGCGTCTATAGCAAGGCGATCGTGAAACGCAAACGCGGCATTTCAGATTTGATTCAGGTCCTGGACAAGGGTGCGCTGATAATGGGGACGTACGGACGTAAATACGTCGCCATCGCCAATCCGGCGGTTGTGCAGCTGGGTAATGGCGTGCGGAACCGAACAAAGTCTCGTTCGCCGACTGAATTTCCTCCTGGGACCTTTCTCTGGCGGCCTACAAAAAAGGCCAACGTTGCAATGCTCGTATTGAAGCGGGATCCAACGAAGGTCGCATTCTGGTTATACAAGGTGGTCCGGTTGAAAAAGAAAATTGATATCGACCGCGCCTACCAGAAGGCGATCGCAAGTATCGATTTCGCCGTTGTGCGACAGTGGGAACGCAACAGCAGCCGAGTCGCGGATAAGTTCGGTGTCGACTTGAAGTGAGGAGAATGTGAGCGACAACACCGTCCCCGAGCCTCTGTTTAAGTGCCACGAGGCTGCGGCAATCGTCGAGCGCTGCAATGCCTATTTGGAGACGATCGAGGCGCGCGCGGCAGAGATCGGAGATCCATCGGCGTTGCGCTATCAACTGGAGATTGCAGCGCGCCGAAAGGCGGAGGCGGTTGCTGTGTATCGCGCGCGGCTTTCTGAGCTTCACGATGCGCTCTGCAGCGCGCTGAACGCGTTGCCGGATGATCATCCTTTGATGGCGACACTCTTAGCGGAAGATGACGATCAGGATATCGACATTGACCACTTACTAGCATAAAGCCCAGTTTCACAGTATCGAGGATCGTTGGCCGAAACCCGCATCCGGCTGGCTGCGGGTCTCATTGAAAAAGTCGCTCGGTGGGCGCCGGTGATGAACGGCGGGAAATGCAGCGGCAGGGCACCGTGATTGACTTAAAAGCTAATCGTGCTATCTTCTGGTTCCAGGGCTTCTAACCCTTCACAGCGGACACCGCACCCGACAGTCTCGCGGTTTTTTTGTGCCTGTCTGCCAAGGTCCTGCCGATCAACGGCCGGGCGTGGGCGTAATACAAAACCCTTCGGGGAAATATGCCCGCCGTCTCTGTGAGCGGTTAGAAGCGCCCGGCCACCCTTTGGGGGCTAACTTTAGACAGTGCAGGAGTATCTCAAATGGGCATTACAACGATTCGAACCGATGCAAAAGCACTCGCCGAAAACGGCGCCGCCTTAGACGCGATCGCGCTGCGATCCGAACGGGCCCATGCAGCGACAGACATGCTTGTCGCGTACCTGGAAAAGATGGATGAGCGCATAGCGTTCCCCGATATCCACCCTGGCACGTTCAAAAGTCTGCTGCTTGGCGTCTTGCACGAACTCGACGAAATCAGCGATCTCACGACCACGAAGCCGCGCAATCTGAACGTAAATCGCACATGATCATCGCGGTAACCTATACGAAAACAACTGAGTATCGCGGCACACGCGAGGCATTGATTGCTGCTGGCATTGCAACTTCCGATCAATTCCCGAGCGGCGCGCAGCATCGAATCGCCAAGTTCCGCGGGCACGAGCCTGGCACGGCTTGCGATGGCTTGCTTGAATGGACGGCCTATCGAACGGAGAGCGGATTCGTGGTCATGTACTCACACAGCTATCTTGGCATCGATCTCTACGCCGAACGGGTCCAGGTATTTAGCGATTACGGTCTTAGGACCTGAAACGGCGCAGGAACATGATGATGAACCATGATCTGGACGGCTTCCTTGAAAAGAAGCGGGCGTCGTTCGATGAGAAGGCGTTCGGGGGGGGGCGCAGTCATGAATGAGACCAAGGAAAAGGTGCACTCGCAGATATCCGCAGCCCGCAACACGCTGGATATAATCGGTCCAGTGGCGCTGAGCGAAGGCGTAGACCAACTTTGTCAGCAGACCCTTAAAGAAGATCTGATTGCAGCCGGTATCGCATCGGCTGATCAGTTCCCGACCGGAAAGCGGGACCGGCCTGCCAAGTTCCGGGCATACGAGGCGGGCAAGGCTAAGAACGCCGCTGGCTATCTGGGGCTTGATGTGTATTCAGAACTCGATCAGGTGTTCTAAGTCTGTATCAATGCGCAACAGGTCCCGCTTCGGTGCTACCTTACCTAGTTCCAATCCGGTATAGTTGTGATGCAGATGAGATTGCCGATAGTGAAGGCCCTGCAAATTTTTCCGGAATCCGCCGTCACATTACACCGCGAGTTAACATGACTGAATTTCAATACAAGCGGGCGCCCATAATTGAGGCTAGTGTTGAATTCAGGAGCGCCACCTCTGTCGATGGAAGGCAGCGTAAAAAAGCACTGAAACATTTAAGTAAATTTTATGCCGAACATACTCCCATTAACCAGCAGAAAGTTGAACTTGAATTCAGACCAGAAGGTGCGCCGAAAACAAAGACGACCGATTCTGTTCTAGATAAATTTTCTTCAGGCGATATGACTCAACAGCTTCATATCACAGATACTTCATTTGCACTATCGCAGTTAGCGCCCTATAGCGGGTGGGGGGATTTCAAAGCGCGCGTCAAGCGTGACTGGGAGGCTTGGCGAAGTTCTGTTAGTTTCCAGCCCATCGAACGTGTCGGGATGCGCTACATCAATCGCATTGATGTGCCTATCGAAGGAAAACTGGTTCACTATGGAGACTATGTGACAGTTTATCCGGCATTACCGCCTATATTAAATTCTTGCATATCCCACTCCGTTAACGTGAGAGTGTTGTTGGGCGACATAGGAAGTGTGTTGAATCTCAGATCGGCGGCGGTCGATTCTCCGCTTCCCGAGCATGTGGCGATTGTGGTCGATTTAGATATTGTACGAGTATACGAAACTCCTCCGAGCAATGAGGAATTGTATTCCTATCTAAACCAGGCACGGATTAAAAAGAATGAAATATTCGAAGCCTGTATTACAAACAATGCTAGAGAGATTTTTGGCCGATGAGTGATGAAAAATCAAAAACCATCATGACGCTACCAACTATGCACTACGGGGGCGACATGATATCGCCGGTCGGTTCTGCGTATGAAGGTCCTACGAATCTGAAAACTGAGCTTTCTGCCAGAGTGGTTGGAAGTTATTTTAGCGACCAAACAACGGAAGTGATGGAGAAGATTCTCGACCTCGAGAAAAAGAACACTCTCTCGGCATCTGAAACTGTCTACAAGAAACGCATCACCGTTGTTGAACGATTGTTTGATGCAAGAGCTGATGTAAAGATATTATTTTCACGAGTGTCCATGCATTTTAGTGGCGCGTTGAGAGAAAAGTTATTCCATCAGATTGATATCCTGCATGATCTTGACGATTGGGAAGAAGGCGATGACCCTATCCAACTCCAGTCCTTTAATACATTTCTCCGGTGGTATTATTTGAATAAGCCGTCAAAACTACCTAATTTTGGTTTATCAGGTTCTGGGCACTTCATAGCTTCATGGCTAGCCAATGACAACAGGAACAGGCTTATATTTGAGTTCTTGTCAAATGATCGAATTAAGTGGTTTGTGACGAAATGTTATGGTGATGAGACTGATCACGGTTCTGGTTTAACGAAATTAACCCGGATCGCAGACATGTTAGAGCCATACCGTGCAGACGAGTGGTTCACAAAAGAAGCGTTATGAACCTATCAAAAGAAGATCACGTTTCTCGACACGTGCCATACAAGAAGCTTCTGAGGGATGATGAGGATAACCCGGTCGGCATTCTTCCCCAAGCATTTGAAATGAGGGAAGGAATAAATGAGAAAGCTCTATCGGTAAACTGGCTAGAATACTTTGGCAAAAATCACCTGGATAATATAATCAAAACGATTAAAAGCTTCCGACTTTCGAGGAATAACAAGATAGGTCGATTCGGCGCCTTTGCTATTGGCAATGTTGGCATATTAGAGCATACGTGCGCTGAATACCGGCACACGAAGGTGCGCGTAGTATATAACAAAAGAAAACCAGTAAAAAATAATGAATCTCACGCCAGCATTATCCGTCTTCCAATCAATGACCCGGTGATTATGCAAGCATTGGCATCTGATGTATTTACGGAGCTTGTTCGCAACAAGGATATCCCCTAATTCGGGGCGACTTGGAATATGCGCTTAAAAAAGCTGTGCCAGAGTGCACCACCTAGTCAGTGCCCGGTCTCGGCCCATTCTTCCCCGCAACATGCCTCAATACCAAACCGCACCTGATTCCCTTCCACGATCAGGACCGCGACTTCGATATGTTCACCGACTGGTGTTTCAATGATGATGGTTTCGCCTGGGCGGCGGGTGAGAATGAGAATGGCAAGCGTTGTTGGGTGGAACGCGACCAAGTGTTCCGATTAATGAAGCACGGGCCTCATCGTTCTCAAAGGCGGGCATTCTCAGTACTTCAGAAAAAACGATCTGATATTTCGATCTTTCGAATAAGGTAGGGGGTAACTGGAATTTGATTTCCTGTCAGCATCTCTTGCACGGCTCGCATCCTACGCTCTAGTTGCTTGATTGTTTCTGCCCCTGATTTGTTGGAGCGTGCATTGTTCACTGCAGCCTCTTTGTTATGGTATTCGCCCATCAAAGCATCTTCGTCCAAGAAGCCAAACTGCAGTTGGGTGAAAATTTGCTCACCAAGCTGGGAATCATGAAGCCTCTTACCGGCTGGGCTTTCGCGGATAGATTGAATTGCTTCTTCGGTCGTGGATTCTCGGTGCTCCAGCGAGCGGTAAAAGTCGGAGTTGAGATGCCTAACAACGAGCAGAAACAGAAGGGTATGGATGAATAGCCGCTCATTTTCCGCGCTGGTTCTGAAAATAATGCTTAGCTTCGAGAAAATCTGATCTTGGGTACGCAACCCTAATTTAAATAGGTCGGCAATCATGGTGAATGCTTCAACAAGAACGGCTCCAGCAAAGCCATGCTTTGGCCTCGAAAAGTATTCATCGAACTGATATTCCTGCATCAAGTATCGCGAATATGCGTCCCCATGCGGTTCAGGCAACCGGTAATCTAAATCTATAAACCTACGCAGATACCCATGCGAATCAAATTTCGATCCGTACATTGCACAGATAGAATGTGCAATCTGATCCTTATCTATAGCAAGGACAAAGACGATCCCAGGCACGCTAAACAAGTGTTTCAGCCGCTCCAACAGAGCAATCGAATAGGTAGGGCGGCACCGATCGAGTTCATCGATGCAGAATATGATTGGCTTCCCGCCAGACGCTTCTTGCTCATTTATTAGATCGACGAACGCTCGAAGATTTTCCCTGAATTCAGCCAAGGTATTTTTGTCCGCAACATAGTTTTCAATCTGATCTTCAGCAATGGCCGAAACCGCTTCCGCCATTGCCTTCTCTGTGAAATCATCAAGACTGACTAACCCGGCACTTAGCATCTTCGCGGCCGCTGGTATTGATCGTTTAAGGATCTTCCCGCCAATTGTCTTTGCTCTTTCCAGAGTTTCCGCTATCGCTTCCTTGTTCCTACTATCAGCGCCGAGGCTGGTTAGGCTAGCGCGCATTTCACCAATAAATGACACTAGCGGGTCGCTCGCAAAATCGTTTTCCCAAGCGTTGAACTTGAGAATATGAAATCCGTCGAGCGTCAACATTGCCGACCATTGCTCAAGAAAAGTGGTTTTTCCTCGCCCCCATCCGGCATCGATGGCAAGCACAAAAGGTTCATCTATGGATTCGATGAGCTGCGTAAGAATCGCTGCGCTTTCCCGGCGGTTTAGGATATCGTTTCCGAATGGGTCTTCTGGATCGACTAGGTGTGGTTGGGTTTTTATTCGCACAAATGTTGCTCCACTAGCTCTTCTCGCAACACCACCACTTCGCGCGGCGCCTCAATCCCGACGCGCACCTGGTTGCCTTTCACGCCCAGGACTGCGACTTCGATATGCTCGCCGGCTGGTGTTTCAATGATGATGGTTTCGCCTATACGACGGGTGAGGATGAGCATGGTCGGCTTCCTTACCTGAGCGGTGTCGGCTAATCCAATACTCGTTTGGCAACCTGATCTATCGCGTCAATTATGGCGGCACCGACGAGAAAGAGCGAGGAAATCAAGCCAAGCAAAAGAGACTCGATACTTGCCGTGCCGACTAAAGTCAAACCCGCTAGAGCGCCGAACACCAGGAACAACAGCATGAATAGGTATTTCACATCCACTCCCCCCTGTTCTCGTTATTATTTGGCATGCAAGGTGCCTATCTGAACACGCGTTTTAGACCGCGGCAACCGGAAGCAAAAACGGATTCCGACACTGGTCCGACACGGCTTCAGGCATGAAAAAGCCGCTGGGTAGCGGCTTCGGGATCATCCAGACTTTTCCCTAAAATCTCCCGAAGCACACCATGGAGCAGATCAGATATGATATAAGCCATTGATAAATATGGCGTCCCCAAGGGGAGTCGAACCCCTGTCGCCGCCGTGAAAGGGCGATGTCCTAGGCCTCTAGACGATGGGGACGGATTTAGTGATTGTTCGGCGGGGTCAGCAACTGTGAAATCACGGTGCCGGTCAGTAGTGCCACG